CATCGATGGACCGGGATACAACAATAAGACTGATACTTACATGTTTGTGTTCGATGGTATCAGGAGAGCGCATCACCGGCAGACCGCGACACCTACAATGCATCCTGTTCAAGCCGGATACAATATCACTGATCATGTGATCTTGCAGCCGTCAACGCTTCAACTTGAAGTGCTGATGACGGATGCACTGGCAATGTATGCGATGGCGGGATTCAAAAAGATGTGGTCCGATGACAGATCAAAGAGTGTTGCGGCTTACCAGCGCATGAAAATACTCATGGCAAAGAGAATTGTCATGACCGTAAACACTCGCTTGAATGTCTACAACAACATGATTTTGGTTGATATCGCATCGGAGGATTCAGCGAGAACGTATTTCGGTGGTTTGTTCATGACGTTGCAGTTTCAGGAAATCTTTGTAGCTGACGTTGCGACAACCACCAATGCAGTTAGATTGCAGTCATACGGAGAAACTGAATTAGGAGATGTGCAAACTCAAACGCCAGATCAAACGACGATTGATCAGCATAAGATAGACCCGATTCAAGCCATTACGGGTATCCCTGCCGCCGGTTTGTGGGATTCAATACGCATAGGTGTTGAGGATGGTTTGTCGGGTGTGTTTCCAACTTTGCCGCTTCCGTTTAAGAAAAAGTCATGGATCAAATCGTACCGTTAACGACAGCACCGAATCAGACGTTCCCGGTGAACTTGGCTATCAACGGGGCGCAATTAACTCTATATCTGTCTCTCTCGTTCAATGAGATAGCCGGATATTGGGTAATGCTGATTGCTGATCAGAACCGCAATGTTCTTCTAACTGATATTCCACTGTTGACCGGTGCTTATCCGGCAGCGAATATTCTTAATCAATACGGGTACATGGAAATTGGAGATGCCTATGTGCTCAATGTTGGAAGTGTTGTTGATGCTGATTATCCAAACCAATTTGAGTTAGGAACCCAATTTCTTTTGTTGTGGGGTGATAATGTCTAGTACTCCACAAACCGTGCAATCACTCACGCAGACTAAACGCTTCGGGCGCACTTGGAGAGTTGAGATAACCACGGCTGTTAAGCAACCGGATGCTGATGTGGTGACAGAGCAAGTAATCACCTTTGGTTCAGAAGGTATGAATGCTTGGCAACCGGAGCAATTGCATGTTCAGTTTGAAGTTAACACGGTGGCAATAGCGTCTTTGTGGTTTGCTAACATTGTAGTTTACAACCTTAACCGTCCGACACTGCAAAAGATGATTAAGTACGGTATGACTGTCAAACTGTTTGCCGGGTATCAATCCGATCAACAGCCGGGGCAGATTTACGAGGGAACAATCTTTCAACCAATCTGGGAGAGAGAAAGCGGTGTCAATCTTAAACTAACGTTGCGGTGTCTTACCGGTCATCTTGTAGCTGGTGATTTTAACTATGCTTGGACGACTGTTTCAAGCTATAACTCAATTCGGAACATTGTTGCTGCAATGGCTGCTGGTAGCAAGTACAAATTCAAAGTAACGATGGACCCAGAAGTTTATGCCAACGCTGATCCTATTACGAGAGCAACGGCATTCTTTGGGCAACCGGATGAGATGGCGCGGTACATGGCTTCGACAACGAATAGCTTGATGTGGTGGAAAAACGAAGAACTAGTTATGAAAAGTCTACAGTCAAGCACATTGGTTGATGAACTTGAATACGACGAAAACAGCGGCTTGATCGATGTACCAGAGATGATTGAAAACGGTGTTACTGTTAGGGTTTTACTTGATTCGAGGGCGAAGCTATTAATGCAACTAAAACTTGCGCCAAGTGTTGTTATTCGTCAACAGCAATTCACTCCTAACCTTGACTCTGATCAAAAAGATTACCCCACCATGTTAGACATTGGTGGAGAGTACACAATTGCTAAGGTTACTCATGTCGGGGATACCAGAGGAAACGACTGGTATACAGAAATGACTGGAATGATCAAGAACGCTAACCTGTTGGGTTTGATAATGCAGATATGAGCACAAACGTCTATACCGGAACTTCGTCACTCGCTGAACGTGTTCACATGCAGAGTCTCATTTACAAGACTCTGATGAAGCGCATTGCTCAAAACACTCGTTGCGGGTTGCCGGGGATAATCAAATCGTTTGATCCAGTGAAGCAGTACGCTAGTGTGCAACTGGCAATCATGGAGAACCCTCGCTTACCGGACGGAACTAAGCTACCGGTTGAATTGCCGTTGCTAGATGATGTGTTGGTGCTGTTCCCCGGTGATCATGATTGGTGCTTGACGTTTCCTAACTTGATTGGGTGCGAGTGCTACGTGTGTTTTGCTGACATGTGTGTAAACGCATGGGCCACGAACGGCTTTGCAACAGATTCCAACGGTAAGACAATTGGCCGTAAACAGGAACTAGAACACCGACATGATCTTTCGGACGGGTTTGCAATCCTTGCTCCGCGAAGTCAACCGCTCACAATTCCTAACTTCTCCACGTCTGCTCTGCAATTGAGAAACATGGCGGGTAACGTTGCTATATCGATGACTGCAACTCAGATTCAAATTAACATGCAAGGTCAGTCGATCACCATTAGTCCAAGTGGTATCGTTGTGCAGGGTAACTTAACTGTAAATGGAACCTTGACCACAACCGGCAATGCGACAATTAACGGTAAGTCCTTCGCTGCTCATGTGCATAGCGGTGTACAGTCGGGCGGCAGTAACACCGGACCTTTGGTATGAGCACTGTAGCAGTTACACCGACGATTTCAGTTCGCAAGTTGGACATTCACCATGACCCGATATACGGGAATGGTCTACAGGACTTTTACACTGATTTACTCGCCGTTGCTCAATTGATTGACACATCGTTGTTGTTGTTGCAAGGCGAGTGGTGGGAGAACCTAGATGCCGGGTTGCCGCTATTTCAACAGATCGTTGGTGTTGCTGGTGTAGGCAATAACCCGCAAATTGCTGGATTGCTAATTCAGCAAGTGATAATGTCAGTTCCGTATGTGACCGGGATTGGAAACGTTGCTATTGGTTATGACTCAAAATCAAGAACGTTCACATATGTGTGTACTACCTACACGCAATTTGGGACATTGCAGACTCAATTCGTACCGGGAGATTCGGCAACGATACCCGTTCAAACAAGGTGATTGAATGTCTTACTTTGCTCCATATGTCGATGCAGCCGGGTTGCACACTCCCTTGTATCAAGACATAAGGGATTATTTGGTTACTCAATACACCGGCATATACGGGCAATCTGTCAGTCAAAACATTAGCACCACGGACATTCAGAGTATTGCTGTCTTCGCTTTAATTTCCAATGATCTAATGCAGCTTGCACAAGCCGTGTTCAATGGTATGAGTCCCATGACGGCAATTGGTGTGCAGCAAGACTCGCTCTATAAATTAAATGGAATTGCCAGAAATGGAGCGACGTTTTCAACCGTAACTTTGACAGTTACGGGTGCTCCGAACACTCCCATGAATGGCAGGATAGCTCAAGATGCTAACGGTAATCTTTGGGATTTACTTGCTTCATTCCAAATCCCCGCTGGTGGAACAATCAACGTTGGAGCAACATGTGAAACACCGGGGCAGATCACGGCAGCTATCAACACGATCACAGTTAGGCAGAATCCGGTTCAGGGGTGGACGAGTGTCACGAACCCTGCCGCTGCCGCGCCCGGTACGCCTGTTGAAGCTGATTCGGCTTACAGGCAGAGACAGACACTTAGCGTGGTCCTTCCATCGCAAACGCTTGTGAATGGCACCATAGCAGGGATAGCGGCAGTTCCGGGTGTTACGCGTTATGGAACTGTGGGAGTGGAGAACCCTACCGGTGCAACGGACAGCTACGGCAATCCTCCGCACTCTATTAGCATGGTTGTCGAAGGTGGTTTGGATTCCGCTGTAGCCAACGCTATTTACTTAAATAAGACTCCGGGGTGTCTGACCAATGGTACTACCAGCTATAGCGTGACCGATGCAATTACTGGTCAAACTATGAACATCAGTTTCTTCCGCCCTACTTACGTGCCAATCTTTGTGACGTGCGTTACGACCCACCTTACCGGGTATACTACCGCGACGACAACGGCAATTCAGACAGCAATAGTAAATTACTTGAACGCTTTGCAGATAGGCGAATTGTTAACTATCTCTGCCTTGTATGGTGCGGCGCTAGCTGTCATGCCTGATTTGACTCAACCAATGTTTTCAATTACAAGCATGAAAGCTGGTACGGCAGTTGGCAGTCAAGGTACAACAGATATTCCAATTCTGTTCAATCAAGTCTGTCAAGGTGTGACAGTGAATGTGACGGTGACATAATGAGCGTTCTTTGGTGCGGTGGTGAAGACGTTGATTTCCCGAATGGAAACGCACTAACTGTGAGTACAACTAGTGGGCTTCGTGCCGGTTGGGTACGTACCACTCTTGGGTTTTCAGCAGCATCAAATACCCTTATAGCTAAAAGTGTGGTGTTTTCTGGTGGGCCAATTACAACTGCATGGTTGTCTTGTCGATTTTGGGGAAACAATGTTTTTGCCTTTAATATTCAACCCAGATTAGTTGGATTTGGTAAGAGCGGGTCTAATAGCTGTTTGGTAGTGGGTACAGATGCAACCGTTGTCGGCAAACTTGCGTTACATAAATTTGATGGTACAACGGATACTCAACTAGCGGCAGAAGTTGGCACTTCGCTTGTGAATAGTGTTATCACCAGATTAGAAATGCAAGTAATCAACTATGGTGCAACTGCAACTGTCAACGTGTACTTGAATTCAGTGTTGCTTATTACATACACCGGAGATGTGACTGTAACTAGTATGACGAATTTTGACAGCGTATTCTTTTTTAGAACAAGTACGGTAGCTGGAACAGATGTATATTATTCCGAATTCATTGTAGCCGATGAAGACCCTAGAGGATGGGTTGGTTTGCAAACCTTAGCTTTGACTGGGGCAGGAACGACAAGTCAGTGGACAGGTATATTTAGCACAATCAATCAAACGACAATTTCAGATACAACCCCTAACTACACCAACGTTGTCGCGCAAGATCAGCAGTTCAATATCACTGACCTTATCGCCGGAACGTATTCAATCAAAGCAGTAAAGATTGCAGCGAGAGCAGCAACGGTATCCGGTTCAACGGCAACTAAGATTTCGCTTGGCTTCAATAGCGGTGGTGTAGTTTCGGTTGGACCAGCGCAGATTCCAGCGGCGGCATACACTACGATGGA